GATTTACAATTACTAAAGTTGATGCTAATAATTATACATTTACAGCTTCTGGCACTGCCACAGCTACAACTAATATCGGAGGGGGAGAAATATCGGCAGGTCCGGTAACACTTACACCATAATGGCATACACACTTACAAATTTACAAGATGATATTAGAAACTATACAGAGGTAGATAGCTCTGTTTTATCTACAGGTGTTTTAAATACAATTATTAAAAATGCTGAAAACAGAATTTATAGAGAAGTAGATTCTGATGATAATAGATTTTATGCTACATCAAATTTACAATCTGGAAATAGATATGTCACTATTCCATCTGACTTAAGATTTATAAGATATGCTCAACTCACTGATGCATCTGGTAATCAAGTATTTTTAGAAAAAAGAGATACTTCTTTTATGGCAGAATATTATGATACACCAGGAACTCAATCTGGATTACCTAAGTATTATGCTAATTGGGACGCTAATTATTGGGTTGTAGCACCTACTCCAGACTCTACATATTTGATTACTTTAGCTTACACAAAACAACCAGATTCAATAACAGCCTCTCCTGGAAGCACTCAAGGAACTTATACAAGTAATAAATATCAGGATTTACTTTTGTACGCTTCTCTGGTAGAAGCATATGGATACTTGAAAGGTCCAGCGGATCTGTTACAATACTACGAACAGTCATATAGACGGGCTGCAAAATCGTACTCTATCGAACAAGAAGGTAGAAGACGTAGAGATGAATGGCAAGATGGCGTTATTCGTTCTCAAATTAAGTCGCCATCACCCTAAAATAATTAAGGAGAAAAACAAATGGCTAATATAGTACCTGACTCTTTTAAAACAGACCTACTTGGTGGTGTGTTTGATTTTGATTCTGGCGGATCAACTTTCAAACTTGCACTTTATACGTCGTTAGCTGCTTTCAGTACTGCCACTACAGCTTATATAACTACTAACGAAGTTTCTTCGTCTGGTACAAACTATACAGCGGGTGGAAATACTTTAACAAATAACGGTGTAGCAATATCAAGTAACATTGCATACGTTGACTTTGCAGATTTAACTTTTTCATCTGTAACTTTAACTGCAGTGGGTGCTCTGATTTATAAGGACACAACTAATGAAGCAGTATTAGTTTTAGATTTCGGCGGATCAAAAACTGCAACTAACGGTGATTTCGTTATTCAGTTTCCAACTGCTGATTCATCTAATGCAATCATTAGACTTGGCGACGCGTAATAAAATTTTGGAGTAGAAATGGCTTTAGTAATTAACGATAGAGTTAAAGAAACAAGTACAACTACTGGAACTGGAACTATTGATTTAGCTGGTGCAGAAACTGGCTATGAAAGTTTTGTATCTGGTGTTGGTACAGGAAACACGACTTATTATGCTATTGAATTAAATAGTGCTAATGAGTGGGAGGTTGGTATTGGTACAGTAACCGATGCTACACCTGATACTTTATCAAGAGATACAATTATATCTTCATCAAACAGTGATGCTGCAGTAAATTTTTCAGCAGGTACTAAAAATGTATTCTGTACATTACCAGCGAAGAAAACTATCTCTCCAGTTATGGATGCAACAACTTTTGTTGTAACACATAATTCTACTTTATCTGAAGACCAAACTCTAGATTCAGGCGTATTAGCAGGACCAGTAACTATTACTGGAACACAAACAGTAACAGGAACATTGGTAATTATTTAATGAGTAAAATAGAAGTTAATCAAATATCATCACAATGCGGATCAACATTAACGATTGGTCAATCAGGTGATACGGTTACTTTAGCAGCTGGTGCAACTCAAACAGGTTTTGGAAGAACTGGAACGGTTGATTGGGACACTACAGCAAAGACTGCTAGCTTTACTGCTGTAAGTGGGAATGGTTATTTCGTAAATACTACAAGTGGAGCTGTTACGGTTACATTACCAGCAACTCCAAGTTCAGGAAATATAGTTTCAGTTTCAGATTACAATGGAACAGCAGCAACAAATGCAATCACTATTGCAAGAAACGGTTCAAATATAAACGGAGATGCCTCTGACTACATAATTACAAAAGCTGATTCTGCTATAACTTTTGTTTATGTGGATGGAACAGTTGGATGGACAAGTGTTCAAACTTCAAACACAATAGATAATCAAAATCCTTTTATTGTAGCAACAGGCGGTACAATTACTTGTTGTGGAGACTATAAAATTCATACCTTTACAGGTCCAGGAACTTTTACAGTTACAAATTCAGGAAACCCAGCAGGTTCAAATACGGTAGATTATTTAGTTGTAGCTGGTGGTGGCGGTGGAGGAGCAAAAACTGGCTGGGGATTAGCAGGGGGTGGTGCAGGCGGATATAGAGAATCTTCTGGTGCTGCTTCAGGTTGTTATACAGCTTCTCCATTAGGTGCTTGCGTTTCAGCTTTACCAGTAACAATAACAGGTTATCCAATTACGGTTGGAGCAGGTGGTGCTGGAGGTACAAATAGCGGTTGTGGTTGTTGTACAGGTGGTATTACAAGTGGAGCAAATTCTGTTTTTTCAATTATTACTTCAACAGGAGGGGGAAAAGGTGGTAATGCTTTTACTACTCCAGATAGATTTGGTTCTCCAGGCGGTTCTGGCGGTGGAGGTGGAGCATGTGGCTCTGGAACTCCAGGTGACGCTGCAGGTGGAACAGGTAATACTCCTCCCGTAAGTCCCCCACAAGGAAATCCTGGTGGAAATGGCGGAGATGGTAGTTCATCGTTTACTGCTGGTGGTGGAGGAGGAGGTGCTGGAGCAGCTGGAACAAACGCTACTCCAATAGGAGTTCCTGGTTGTAATGCAGATGGTGGTAATGGTGGAAATGGGGTAGCATCTTCAATTTCAGGATCGCCTGTTACAAGAGCAGGTGGTGGTGGAGGATCTACAAACGGTAGCACATCTTGTTCTACTTTTGGTACTGGTGGAACAGGAGGCGGAGGAGACGGTCGTTCTTTTAATGCTCCTAGTGTTGGACCTAGTTGTCAAGCAGGAGTTACTAATTCAGGTGGTGGCGGTGGTGGAGGTGGAGGACCACCAGCTGTCTCGGTTAATGGTGGAAACGGTGGTTCAGGTATAGTAATAATAAGGTACAGGTATCAATAATTATGACAAGTACAATTAAAGTAAACAATATTCAAAATCAATGCGGTGCTAACATCATCAATGAAAGTGCCAACACAATAACTATCGGTGCAAGTGGCGATACCATTACTCTTGCATGTGGTGCAAGTCAAACAGGATTCGGTAGAACAGGAACAGTAAACTGGGATACTACAGCTAAAACAGCATCATTTACAGCAGTGAGTGGAACAGGTTATTTTGTTAATACTACAAGTGGTGCTATTACGGTAACGCTTCCAGCCTCACCTTCAGCTGGAGATATTGTTGCTCTACAAGATTATGCAGGAACGTGGGGAACAAATAATGTTACAATTGGAAGAAATGGTTCTAATATTGGTGGTGCTGCAGCAGATTCAATTTTATCAACTTCCGATCAATCAATTACTTTAGTTTATGTAGACGCAACAAGAGGTTGGCAAACAGTTAATGATTCAACACAAACAGTTGTTGGATCTCAATATATTACAGCAACAGGTGGAACAATTACTTGTTGTGGCGATTACAAAATTCATACTTTCACAGGGCCAGGTACTTTCACAGTTACATGTGCTGGGAATCCAGCGGGATCAGACACAGTAGATTATTTAGTTGTAGCAGGCGGTGGCGGTGGTTCAGGATATGGTGGAGGTGGAGCTGGTGGTTATAGAGAATCATCAGGAGCAGCAAGTGGTTCTTATACAGCTAGTCCATTAGGAGCGGGTGTTTCTGCTTTACCTGTTACAGCTCAAGGTTATCCAATAACTGTAGGTGCTGGAGCTGCATCAAAACCAGGAGCAAATACTGGCGGAAATCCTGGTAATCCTTCAACTTTTTCAACTATAACTTCTACTGCTGGTGGTGGAGGTGGTCCTTCCCCTTGTGCTGTTATAAATGGTGGTTCTGGTGGAGGAGGATATAGTTTTACTGGTGGTACAGGAAATACTCCACCTGTAAGTCCACCTCAAGGTAATCCTGGTGGAATAGGTTGGGATAATCCAGCCGCACCTGCTATTCAATATAGTGGTGGAGGCGGTGGTGGTGCTACTCAAGCAGGAGGAAATTCAGCAACACCTACTGGTGCAGGAAGCGGTGGTGATGGAGCAACTACATCAATTTCAGGAAGTCCTGTAGCATATGCTGGCGGAGGTGGTGGAGCAGCTTTCCCTCCTCAACCAGATGGAACTCCACAAGGAGGATTAGGTGGAGGTGGACCTGGAGGATATGCTATAAGTAGTCCTACTCCTAGACAAGGTGTAAACGGTACTGCAAATACTGGAGGTGGCGGTGGAGCTACTTCTCCTGGTTGTAGTCCTTCTGCAATCGGTGCAGCTGGTGGTTCAGGTATAGTAATAATAAGGTATAAATATCAATAGGTAAATTATGAGTGAAGTAAAAGTAAATAAAATTAGTCCAAGAACAATAAGGTAATATGAGTGAAGTTAAAGTTAATAAAATTACACCAACAACAAACTGTGGAACAGTCACACTGGGCGACAGCGGGGATACTGTTGTAATACCATGTGGTGTAACTTTATCGAACTCTGGTTCAATTACTAATTCAGGAACAATCACTAATACAGGAACTATTTCAGGTGGTACCATTACAGGTACAATCGACAATCAAGTTAATTGGGACACAACTGCAAAAACAGCAAACTTTACTGCCGTTGCAGGTAATGGTTATTTTGTAAATACAACTAGTGGAGCAATCACAGTAACGCTTCCAGCAACACCATCAGCTGGTGATTTAGTTGGTATTAAAGATTACGCAAATACAGCGAATACAAATAATATTACAATAGACAGAAACGGTGAACCTATTCAAGGAACTGCAAATAATTTTACAATTTCAGTTGCAGGTACATCTATTACATTAATTTATGTAGATGGAACTCAAGGTTGGGTTTCAACAGGTGCAGCAAAAGCATCTGATATAAGTGAACAAGCTTTATTTACTGTAGCAACAGGAGGATGTATTACAACATGTGGAGATTTTAAAATTCATACATTCACAGG